GCAATGTGCCAACCACCCGCACTCCGTCGTACAGCCTGAACTGATGCTGGTCCTCAATGTGCATTGCACTAGGATAAAGCAAGTTGGTGAACAAACGCGGCAAAATTGCCACACAGGTCACTACGCGCCTGGACTCGGTCCCACGATATGGAGCCAATGGCTCTTGATTCTCAAGGTACTCATACTCTGGTTCGAATTGATAACCAATGCCAGCCCGCTCTACAGGTTGGCGATTTACCTGCCGTCCCATAGTGTCGGGTACGAAAAACGAGTAACCTAGGAAGTCAAACGTAAGATAGTTTCCAGCCATGATTCCACGAAGCGGGTGGGACTCGTTGTCCATATCCCACTCCTCATTGAAGAATTCAAGTCGCGACTCAAGGCCCATGCTGTCGCCAATATTGCGCACATGTGCCTCAATCTGCTCCTTCGAGATCTCATAGTATGGCTGACCATTACGAAGCACGGCACTACCAGCCTTGATCTTACTCCACAGTCGCTGACAATAAACGTCCTCAATCATGTCGTTGACCTCCGACTGCAGTGGTATACCTGACGTACCGAGACCGTTCATATAAACAACGCCAGCATTGTGTATATTGACAAGACGCCCTCGTCGTATCTCCCTCCAGAGCGCCGCCAGGTTCGAATCTATCCCGGCGATGCCTCTCTGAAGGCGATCATCAATGGCCCTGACCACCTCCTCACGCTGTGTGAGATCGAAGTTCGACTGGTCTGTACCAAACGCGCATAGGTAAAAATGACGTCGAGCACCAATCATACGCGTCGTTCGCAACACAAAGATGGTGTCATCTCCACAATGGAGATACCCTATACCATCCTGAGCCAACTGCGCGTCCAAGGCCCTCACGAGTAGATCCGCTCCACCTCCCGTAAGTCCAAGCTTCTGGGCCGAATGCATGCGCGCAAACAGCCGGTCTAAGGCTACTAACTCTTCGTCACCATTGAATGGATTCCTAAAGTACCATGCAAAGATGTCGTTGAGCGAGACCTTAGCCGAAGCAAACGGCTGTGTCACCGTCTGTATCAACAATTTAAGGTGGCCAGGCATAACCAAGTAGAAACGCAATTTTGCCTCCTTGATCTTGGTCTCTGAGTACACGTCAGTCTTCGTCTTCCCAAGGAACATCACCATTCCAGGGTTGGCGATCATTGCCGTGCGATACGCACGCGCAGCATCAGTTCTCCACACTCCTTTGAGCATCTCTGCCACAACGGATATGCAGGCTGTTAATGCGCGCTCGTCGTCTCCCTTCGCATAATAGGGGATACCCAGGCTTGCCTGTTTGTTGATGGTGACTACATGATCACCTGGAGCGCCGGACAGCGGCCACTTCCTTCCATAACTGTCCATCCACTCAGGGAACACCGTATCCCAAAATGACCCGTGGTAAAAACCACAACTAGTATACGCTCTGTCCGCTTCCTCT